GTATATTAAAATCAGTTGAATTACCTGTTTTTCGTAAAAATGTTGAAGGAAGTCTTTCATCAGGAAATACTTATTTATCTACGCCCACTGATTTTTTATCTCCGTATAGTTTAGCTGTAATAGACGGAAGTAATAATTATTCTTACTTATTATTAAAACAAGTTTCATTTATAAGAGATTACACCCCAGCAGCAGCAACAACAGGCAAACCTCTTTACTATTCACAGTTTGATGAAAATAGTTTTTTGGTTGCTCCAACGCCTGATAGTAATTATTCTGTAGAATTACACTATAACTATAGACCTAATTCTTTAACGACTTTAGGAGATAGTGGGCAAAGTTGGTTATCCGAAAATGCCCCTAACGCCATGTTATATGGTTCTTTAGTAGAAGGTGCTGTCTTTTTAAAACAAACTCCTGATGTTGTAGGTTTGTATGAGAATAAATTTCAAGAAGCACTAGCTACGTTAAAGTTATTAGGTGAGTTTAAAAACGTAAGGGATGAAGCTAGGAATGACCAAATAAAAATAATGTCCAGAGGAGTAGATAGTGTTTAGTGTTGATGTAAAAACAACAATGGGAGATGTCAATGTACATACAACCCAAAATAAAGGTTTAAGTCCAGAATATTGGACTGAAAGAATAATGGAAAGACTTATTAGTATTAGCGATAATGCAGACCCTATGGTAAAAGCACAGGCACGAGCATTTAAAGATAATATGACACAAGTCGTTTTATTATATTTGAAACAAGCTATTATGAGCGATAGAGCCACAGTAGCAGGTTTATTAGAAAAACAAGGTCATAAAGATATGGCTGATATTATAAGGAGGCTGTAATGGCAATAACACAAGCAATGTGTACTTCATTTAAACAAGAATTATTAGAAGGAGTACATAATTTTAAAAACTCAGGTGGTAGCACTTTTCAATTAGCATTGTATACAAGTTCTGCATCTTTAGGTGCAGCAACTACTGCATATACAACTTCTAATGAAGTTAGTGGTACTAATTATTCGGCAAAAGGTGGAACTCTAACAAGAGTTGACCCTTCAACATCAGGTACAACTGCTTTAACTGATTTTGCTGATTTAACATTTAGTTCTGCTACCATAACTGCTAATGGAGCAATGATATTTAATGATAGTGCTTCAGGCGACCCAGCAGTTGCAATATTAGCTTTTGGTGGAGATAAGACTTCAACAGCAGGTGATTTTACAATTCAATTTCCAACAGCAGATGCTTCGAACGCTATTATAAGAATAGCTTAACAAATGGCAGGATGGGGTCGTGCTGGTTGGGGGATTGGTCCTTGGGGTCAACCCGCAGTAACTACAGTAAATGTAACGGGAGTTGCAGGTACTTCTGCACTTGGTAGCGAAACAGTAATAGCTAAAGCTTTAGTTAGTGTAACTGGAGTTAGTGCTACATCTGCTTTAGGTAGCGAAACTGTTACTGGTACAGCTAATATATCTGCTACAGGCAACGCAGGAACATCTGCGTTAGGTAGCGAAACTGTCGCTGCTGAAGCTAACATTTCCGCTTCAGGCAACGCAGGAACATCCGCACTAGGTAATGCTATTACTATGGGTGCGGCAGTAACAGGTGTGTCTGGTTCTGCTTCGGTAGGAACATTAGGAGACGAATCAGTTACTGCAGCAGCAACGGTAGCTGTAACAGGAAATGCAGGAACATCTACGTTAGGAAGTATAAGTTTAATTACTAATAATATACTTTCTGTAACAGGCAACGAAGGAACAACAGCTTTAGGCAATGAAACAGTAATAGCTAAATCAGTTGTTGATATAACAGGAGTATTTGGTACAGGAGAAATACAAGGAGTAAATGTTTGGGGGCTTATTGTAGATGACCAAACACCAAATTATAGTGCAATTAGTACCACACAAACACCAAACTATAGTAGTATTGATGACGCACAAACAGCAAATTGGAAAGAAGTTGCTTAATTTTTATGAAAAATAGGTTATAATCACATAGGAGACAAAAATGGCAAGTACATACGTTAATAATTTAAGATTAAATGAAATGGCTACTGGAGACGCCAGTGGTACTTGGGGAACGACAACTAACACAAATTTAGAGTTGATTGGTGAAGCTTTAGGTTATGGTACAGAAGCTATAACCACTAACGCAGATACACATACATCAACAGTAGCTGACGGTGCTTCCGATGCAGCTAGGGCTATGTATATTAAATATACTGGTACACTAGATTCAACTTGTACTATTACTATCTCACCCAACACTATGAAAAGGGTGCAAATTATTGAAAACGCTACTTCTGGTTCTCAATCAATAATTATCTCACAAGGCTCAGGAGCTAATGTAACTATACCAACAGGTAAAGTAGCTGTTGTTTATTTAGACGGAGCAGGTTCTGGAGCAGCAGTAGTTAATGCTTTTACCGATTTAGATTTAGCAGGTACTTTAGGTGTTGCAGGTATATCTAGTAGTGGTGCAATAGTTCCAAGTGCTTCTGATGGAGCAGCGTTAGGCTCTGCTTCTTTAGAATGGTCTGATTTATTTTTAGCTGATGGAGCTGTTATTAATTTAGGTGATGACCAAGATACTACTCTTACTCATGTTGCAGATACAGGTATTTTATTAAATAGTACAAGGCAATTACAGTTTGGTGATTCTGGCACATACATACACCAATCAGCAGATGGAGTATTAGATTTAGTTTCTGATACTGAAATAGAAATTAACGCTACGACTATTGATATAAATGGTGCTGTGGATATTTCAGGTAATGCTTTAGTTAGTGGTGAAGTACAAACAGCTAATATTGGCTTTACTGATGGGGATAATGCTATAACGATTGCTGATGGTGGTGGCATTACTGCGGCAGCAGGTATTACTTCTACAGCAGCAGCAAATACCTTTGGAGCTACAAGTTTTAACGAAGCTGATTTAACAAATGTTGGAACAGTTTATGCTGACCAATATTTAGGTGATGCAGATACAGATTCTGGTATTGTTCTTCCAGGTTCAAATATAATGACATTACATACTAATAATGCAGAAAGGATGCGTATTAGTGAATCAGGTTGCGTAGGCGTTGGAAGTACATCAGACAGGTCTATAGGTACTAATATAGGTACACTTGTTGTAAATGGTTCTGCTGGTGGTGGTCTTTGGTTAAGTACTGGTGATTCTAGTGCAACAACTTCAAAGATTTACGCTGCGAATAATGGAAGTGTTGGCGAATTAATTATCAATAACGGCACGGGTGTTGGTTCTGGCGGTATAATGATTCAGACGAATGGCACAGAAAGAATACGTATTCAAAGTAATGGTCGTGTTGGAGTTGGCACAACTGGTGGTAATGCAGGCATAACTTGTTCAACAGACATAAGAGCAGCAGGTGCATCTTTTGGTAATGATGCTAATACTATTACTATGTCATACGAATCAGCAGGTGCTTATGTAACATCAAGAGGAGCTAATACATCCACCAGAGGTACTCTAGGTTTAAGTGTAAATAGAAGTAATGGTGCTGCAGGTATTTCAGGTGTGTGGGTTGCTAATGATGGATATCTAAATGTAGGGAAAACTGATAGTGATTATGAAACTGATGGATGCCATTTTATTACTTCAGGTACATATAATGGTACAATGTATTCAACCCTTAATTCTAGTGGAGGTAGCTCTTATCATCTAAGAGATTCAACTAATGATGCTTGGAGATTTTATGTAGAAATAAATGGAACAATAAGTGCTACATCAACATCTATAAGTTCATTGTCTGATGAAAGATTAAAAGAAAATATCAAAGATTTAGAAATTGGTTTAGATGAAATAATGGCTTTAAAACCTAGAAGATTTGATTGGAAAGAAGGACAAGGTAACAAACAAAAGAATGTAGCAGGTTTCATAGCACAAGAAGTAGAACCAATATTACCTGATTTAATTGGTGATTTTATGCACGATGATTTAGATGATGCTAAATCTGTAAAAATGGGTGATATGATTCCTACATTAGTTAAAGCTATACAAGAACAACAAACACAGATTGATGCCTTACAATCTGAAATCAAAACTTTAAAAGGAGAATAATATGGCAATATCTTACGAATGGGATTGTAAAACTTGTGATACATACCCAACAAAAAGTGGTAAATCAAATGTGGTTTACAATGTGCATTGGCGACTTAAAGCTATCGATGATACTAATAAAGATAGTAATGGTAATAACTTGCAAGCAGAATATTTCGGAGCACAACCATTAAATACATCTGATTTATCTAGTTTTAAAAACTGGTCTAGTCTTACTAACGCTGATGTGCAAGGCTGGGTTGAAGCTGCTATGGGTAGTGATAAAGTAACTGAAATTAAAACATCATTGAATGAGGATATAGCAGAAAAAATTACACCTACATCTGTAACTAAAAAAATAAGTTCATAAGTTATGGAAAGAGAAAGAGAAAGAGAAAGACAAACAATCACATCCAACTTAAATTGTTGGGATGTGCAAACAACTACACCTAAGGAGGTGCAATAATGCAAAAAGAAGAAAACAAAGCTAAAGTCGGCGATAAAGAAATATTAGAATCTGAAATGACAGATAAACAAAAATATCTAGCAAATCAAATTACTAATTTAAGAAATAAAAAAGAACAAATGCTTTTTGATTTAGACCAAATAGAAGCGGCTTTAACTGTTTTTCAAAACTCATTCATAGCTTCAACTAAAGAAGAAGCTGAAGAAATTCTCAAAGAAGATAAAGATATTCCAGAGGAGGAAAAATAAAATGATGTGGTTAAATATTATTATGTGGGTTACTGCTATAATTTCTATAGCTTCAATAGTAGCTGCAATTACACCAACACCTAAAGATAACCATTGGTTTAAACCAATTTATAAAGTTATTGACTGGTGTGCTTTAAATATAGGTAAAGCAAAACAAAAATAATGGCTACGGTAAAAGAAGCTTTAGCAGAACTTAGTGCACACGAAAGAGAGTGCACTATTCGCTATGAATACATTGAAAAAAGATTAGACGAAGGTTCTGCTAAATTTAAAAGATTAGAAATGTTGTTATGGGGGGTTTATCCATTTATACTGGGCTCTATAGTTTTCGCCGCTTTTATATAGGAAAAA